AAAACAAAAATGAAACGAAACGAAACGTTTCAAACAAGAACGCTCCCCAAAAACAAAGTGAAGAAAAGGCTGTAGCTGATGAAGTCAAGCAGGTAATACAGAACACTGATTTGACCGATAAGCAACAGCTTTTTTGCATATATTACATTCGGTGCTTTAATGCGACCAAGGCCTACCGGAAAGCATATGGTTGCGATTATGCAACGGCTTTGGTGAATGGTTCCCGATTACTCGGAAAAGCTAGGATAAAAGATGAAATTCTCCAATTAAAGCAAGATCGTCTCAACAGAGAGTTCCTGAGTGAATCCGACATCTTCCAGAAGTATATGGACATTGCTTTTGCTGACATAAACGATTTCGTTGATATCAGTGCAGGCTTTGCTACAGCGAAAGATGGGATCGATGGGACTATTGTCAGTGAAGTGAGCAATACGCAGAGTGGCATAAAGATAAAGCTTGCCGACCGGATGAAAGCCTTGCAGTGGCTTACGGATCACATGGATCTTGCCACCGAGAAGCAGAAAGCAGAGATTGCATTACTGAAAGCCAAGGTACAGACAGACGATGGCGAGGAGATTGCAGACGATGGGTTCCTTGATGCTCTGAACGGCACAGCTGCGGAGGACTGGGGCGATGAAGAAAATTAAGAGGATTTTCAAATTCCAACCGTTTTCACAAAAACAGCGCATGGTGCTGAATTGGTGGTGTAAGGATTCACCGGTAAAAGACAGCGACGGCATTATTGCTGACGGAGCAATCCGATCCGGTAAAACGGTGAGCATGTCACTTTCGTTTATTATGTGGGCGATGAGCTCATTTAATGGCGAGAATTTTGCTATGTGTGGAAAAACAATCGGTTCTTTTCGAAGAAATGTATTGTCTGGATTAAAGATGATGCTCCATAGCCGCGGTTATACCGTTGCAGATCATCGGGCTGATAATTTGGTTATCATCACAAAAGGAGATGTGACCAACTATTTCTATATATTTGGCGGCAAAGACGAACGATCACAGGATCTCATTCAGGGTATTACCTTGGCTGGGGTCTTTTTTGATGAAGTTGCGTTGATGCCGGAAAGCTTTGTGAACCAGGCAACCGGACGATGTTCTGTTGATGGTTCTAAGTACTGGTTCAACTGCAATCCGGATGGACCATATCACTGGTTTAAGACAGAATGGATTGATAAGAGAGAAGAAAAGCATCTGTTGTATCTGCATTTCACGATGGATGATAACTTGAGTCTGTCGGAGAAAATCAAGGCGCGATACCGCAGCATGTACACAGGCGTGTTCTACCGCCGGTACATCCTTGGGCTATGGGCGATGGCAGAGGGCATTATTTACGATATGTTCGACACTGCCAAGCATGTGATTTCCAGTCTGGCTGATCTGACCAATACAAATTATTATGTGTCCTGTGACTATGGTACACAGAATGCAACAGTATTCTTGTTGTGGTGCAAAGAACGTTCCGGGCGGTGGGTATGCTGCCGCGAGTATTATTATTCCGGCCGTGATGAAGAAAAACAGAAAACAGATACCGAGTATGCGGATGACCTGGAGAGGTGGCTCGATGGAATAAAGCCAGTCAAGATTGTGATTGATCCATCTGCAGCATCGTTCATAGCAGAATTGAAAAAACGAGGTCATGCAATCAAGAAAGCAAAAAATGACGTACTAGACGGTATCCGATTTGTGGCATCCCTGCTGAATCAGGGAAAAATCGCAATCAGTGATCAGTGCCCGAACACAATTAAAGAATTTGGATCGTACATATGGGATCAGAAAGCATCGGAGCGTGGCGAGGATAAACCGGTGAAACAGCACGATCATGCAATGGATGCACTGCGATATTTCTGCTATACAATTATTCGCAAGCCGGGAAGCATCGGTATTTTGAAGTGAGGTAACAATGGATATTGATACAATGAAACAACTGATAAAAAAATATGAACCCGGCCATGCGGCATTTGTGACGCGTGCGGATATAGCAGAACGTTATTACCGCAATGAGACGGACATCCTGTTCCGGGACCAACCCAAAGACAAGGAAAAAGAGGAAGCAGACAATCCACTGCGTAATGCAGACAACCGGATTCCCCGGAACTTTCATGGTCTGATCGTGAACCAGAAAGCGTCCTATGCGTTTACCGCACCGCCGTTGTTCGATGTAGGCAGTACGGTGAGCAATAAGCGTATCACGGAAACCTTGGGTGATGAGTATGCCAAGAACTGCATGAAATTGTGTGTGAATGCTGCCAATACTTCCATTGGCTGGGCGCATTACTGGCAGGGCGATAATGGTTTTGAATGGGCAGTTGTTCCGTCTGAGCAGATCATCCCGGTGTTTGACCGTAGTCTTAAACGCAGGCTGATCGGACTAATGAGGGTGTACCCGGACATTGACGATGCGACAGGTGACAATTATACCGTGTACGAATACTGGACGGATGCGGAGTGCCAGGCATTCCGGCGGAGAACCGGGGATGAATTGGATCTTTTGACATATTATGATATGTTCATAGATCCAGAGAGTGGCGAGATGGTAGCGGATTACCGACATGATTTCGGGGAAGTGCCATTCATCCCATTTTACAACAACAATATCCATACAGATGATTTGCGCAACATTAAGCCGCTGATAGACGTATATGATAAAGTCTACAGCGGCTTTATCAATGATCTGGATGATATACAGGAATTAATTTTTGTGCTGTCTGGATATGGCGGTGAAGATCTGAATGGATTCCTATCTGATTTGAAAAAGTACAAGACCATTAAGGTAGATGGGGATGAGGGCGGTGCGGTGTCTACGCTGAACATTGAGATTCCGATTGAAGCCCGGAACAGTGTACTGGATGCAACTAGAAAGGCAATCTTCGAGCAGGGGCAAGGCTTCGATCCGCAGCCGGAGAACTTTGGTAATCAGTCTGGTGAAGCACTGAAATTCATGTATTCGCTCTTGGAAATGAAAACCGGATTGATGGAAACAGAGTTCCGACTTGGCTTTGCTCGGCTGGTGCGTGCGATCTGCAAAGCGCTTGGCATTCAGTGCGGTACGATCATCCAGACATGGACCCGTACCTGTATTAAGAATGATACGGAGCAGGCGCAGATCTGCAAGGATTCCGTAGGAATTGTAAGCAAAAAGACGATTCTGAAAAATCATCCGCTTGTGGAAGATGCAGATGAAGAATTGAAGCAGATCGAAAAAGAAGAAAAAGAAGCGCAGGAAAAGGCTGATCTGTATTCTGGAGCATTTGTTAACAGCGGAGAAAACGGAGGTGGCAAAGATGGCAATGCCAAAGGTAACCCGAAAAATTCCGAAAATCAAGATAATCCGGGTGGAGATTGATATTGAGTTTGTAAATATCATGGGTAGACTTTTGATTCCATTCTTTTGGATTTGGGGCATTAGAGTGTTTAGTATAGAGATTTATAGAAAGAAATTCTATATGATATGTATTCCTAAGTTTTATTTTGTAAAATAAGGAGTTGTTGATGAAAAACGGTGCATATTGGAAAAAACGCTTCAAACAGATAGAGGAATCCCAGCATCAGCAAGGTCTGCGGTGCTACGCGGATATCGAAAAGCAATATCTCGCAGCGCAGCGGCAGATGGAAGCGAAAATCAATGCGTGGTATCAGCGCTTTGCAAAAAATAACGAGATTTCTCTTGTGGAAGCACGCCGGTTATTAAATTCCAGTGAATTGGATGAACTGAAATGGGATGTCGAGCAGTACATACGGTATGGAAAAGAAAATGCTATCAATGGACAGTGGATGAAGGAACTGGAAAATGCTTCCGCAAAAGTACACATCAATCGGCTGGAGGCGTTGAAGCTTCAAATGCAGCAGTCTTTGGAAGTGCTGTTCGGGAATCAGCTTGATAGTGTTGATTCTACAATCCGTGATGCTTATCAATCTGGTTTTCTCCATACTGCCTATGAGATTCAGAAGGGGATTGGAACCGGATGGAGTTTTACATCCCCGAATGATCGGCTGATTGATACAGTGATCCATAAGCCTTGGGCGGCAGACGGACAAACGTTTTCAGACCGGATCTGGACGAACAAACAGAAGCTGGTCAATGAATTGAACACCACCATGGTACAGAATATCATCACCGGTGCTGATTCGCAGAAGACGATTGATGCCTTGGCGCGGAAGATGAATGTATCAAAACAGAATGCGGGCCGCTTGGTAATGACAGAACAGGCGGCCTTTTCCAATGCAGCGCAAAAGGATTGTTTTGCAGAACTTGGGGTGGAGCAGTTTGAGGTGTTAGAGACATTGGATGGTTTCACATGCAGCCTTTGTGGTTCTATGGACGGGCAACATTTTCCAATGAGCCAGTATGAAATTGGTGTGACAGCTCCGCCGTTCCATCCGAACTGCCGTGGGTGTACCTGCCCATACTTCGAAGATGATTTTGGAGTGCCGGGAGAACGTGCAGCGCGTGGTGAAGATGGAAAAACATATTATGTACCGGGCAATATGACATATGAAGAGTGGAAATCCTCTTTTGCAGATGGTAACAATGCAGCGAAAGACCGGTTGGGAATTATCACAAACAATAATGAAAGCAACCCGAACTATTATGATTTCAAGGGTAAAAATGTGGATACGGTCGAGTCGGAAATCTGCAAGTTCGACCATGAGGTTGGAGTTATATTTGACAATGGGAAAGCGGTAAATTGCCAGTTGGGAAATGAGGATACTATAGAATTTACGAAGTATCAGCTTAAAATGATGAAAGGAAAAGATGTTACTCATAATCATCCATTGAGTACGCCGCCGTCCCCAGAAGATCTGTATCTGCTGGTAAATTATAAAGTCAAAAGTTTCAGAACCTGTGGGGAAAACGGTACATATGTGTTAGAATATAATGAACAGGTAGAAAAACTTCCAGATTTCAAGACATTTAGTGATACATATGACGAAATTATATATGAATTACAAGATAAATATTATGATGAAGTGAAA